TGTGTAATAAAACTTGTCAGCTTTGAAATCGAAATGATACCCAGCAATTCCAAATTTAATATCCTTATCAACTCCTACATGAATCGCTTTTTCACCTTTCTTATTTCTGGATGTAAGTCCTACTCCTATTTGATCATCTCCTTCTATCCCATCTGTCATTACTGCCTGATATTCTTTCTTCAAATGTTCGACAACACTGTTTATCCAATATGGTTTTACTACTTTATCTCGATTGTGTCCATATTTATACAGTGTCGCTACACTATCTCTGAAATTTCCTTTTCCTGACAAATAGAATTTATAGTTGTCACTTTTAATACGAGACTTAATAAACCTGATAATGGTGTCACAAGCATTTAGCGCATGTTCTTCTTCACCAATTACTTTATCGGCTACTCGATAATATCCCTCAGTGTCTATCATCAAGAATTCTGAAAGTTCTGCCAGATGATCATCACAAGACTTAGCACTATCAAAACGATCTACAAGGTTATCACCAGAGTCATACAGATTGTACCAAGTCTTTTCAGCAGCGAAGCCAGCAGAATATTTTAGAACATCTGCATCAATAAATGCTATATCCCAATGTTCAGGTAAATCTTCTTTAGAAATCTCCATCATCAACCCTCAAAGGTCATCAATTTGTGATTGTAGGTAATAAGTTTTCAAAACTTTATACGCTTGATAAACTTCTTTCTTAAAATAATCGTCATCCCAAGATTTTGTAATATCTCTATTTATACCGTCCATCAATGGTCCTTGATAAGCATTTTCAAAATGTTCCAACGCATCTTCAATAGACTGTTATTCATCATCAACTCCCAAATACTCTTTCAATCGCTTGTCAGCTTCCTTGTTAAAATCTTCTACAGTCCCCTTCAAAAAGAACATCTGAAGCAAACTAATAGGAAACAAGATTGGCCAGAGAAATCCTTTTGAACATCCTTTCAAAGCATCCAGCAAAAAGAACATGAAAGAATATCCAGATTTAAGTTCTTTAACAGCTTTAGCAAATTTCCTTGCTTCAACAATACTCGCTACAATTACTCCGAAGATATAGATTGAATATAGCCAAGACATGTGTTATATACTCCTGAAATAAAAATGGGCAGCGTGATAACTGCCCAAAGATTTATTTATAGGTTTGTGTGATTAATACTCATCATCATCACTGTCATCTGTATCAAAAGGAATTTCTTCTTCACTTTCATTATCTACAGATTCTTCTTCAAATTCCTTAACGTCTGCTAGTTCTTCTACTTCACCAAGTTCCGAGAAGTCACCACCAGAACTATAAGGAATCAGTTTATCTACTCGAATTGCCTTGAGGCGGGCAAACGTACCAAAATCATTACTGATTTCCTCAAATTGTACAACACCTTCTGAACCGTTACTGACAAGTACATCATAAGTAATATCGTCAAGTTTCCCTTGATCATTTGGTACAAGGACTCGCGGCTTTGCTTTATCAGGGATCGGTTTCATTTCTTTAGTCTGCCGATCACGGTATTGTGCAGGTTTCTTCATCTTAACTACAAACTGCTCTTCTTGATCAGGATACGGCGGTTTAATCTTGAAGATTTTCTCAAATTCCTCTGTCGGGATTTCTTTCGGCGGTTGTTTCTTGTACTTACGCTTCCAAGCCTTCGCATCTTTTTCTGACAGAATACAATCCACAGTGTACTCGAACTCAGTTTCAGATTGGAACTTCTTAACGGGTTGCTGAAGCTTCACGTATGCAAACACAACATTTTTCAGGACTGCCATAATTAATATCTCCTTTCTTTAGTTTACTTTCTTACCAGTTTTACTCTTAACCAATTTCAAAATCTGTTCAGATGTTGCTCGTTTCATTGTTCATTACTTTCAATATATTCTTCCCAAGATTTCTGTCCACTAATAATACTGGACAGGATATTCATAAATTCATCTTGATCTTGCTTGTTCATTCTTCAATCCTCCATTAAAAACATTCTTCAAATAAATCCATAATCCATATTACTCATACTCTCCATCATGCCCCAATGCCCTTCCCGACGATTCCTTCGTTCTTTCTTGATTTTATTCCTTTCAGATTTATCTACACGTTTACTGTCCTTACGTCCCGGTGAAGATTTCGGGATAATTTGTTCAAAGTTATCGTCTGAATCATATTGATCTTCAAGTGATTCGATGAGATCAGAGTCGATAGTCATGTTACGCATGGTTTCCCTTAGATTTCCTTTTGAGTTTCTTTCCCCGTTAGTGGGTAAGTATAGTTTACGATATACTTTGGGGTTTTGTCAAGGGTTTCTTTCAATTCCTCATTAATGGTTCTACAAGTTTCTTCGCTTCACTGATGTAGTAATCATAATTGATATCCCACTTGAAGTCAAGGATGTTATTGCAAGTTTTTACTTCCCAAGACTGATCAATACCAATTCTACGTTCCTCGTCAGGCTTCTTTGGAAGTGGCGGCATGATCTTTACAAGTTTCTCACCTTGATCGCTAATATAATAACGACAGATGTTTTGCTGCAAAGTCTCTTCGCCATCTTCATCGACCGTCACAAGTCGAGATGATCGAGGAACTTTAGTCCTGAGTAGAAAATCATATTTATTGTCATGCTTCAGGATAAATTCTTCAACATCACCACCATTAATAAGCGCGTGCTCAGCAGCCATTGGAATCACCAGTGATGATTGATTTTGATGCCATCCGAGACCATCGTACTCATAAGCACCTTTGCGTTTAATCTTCACCCCAAGGACTCCTTTTCAAGTGACTTTCAGAATAACCCAATTCACAAAGTTTTTCAAGCCTGAATTTCTCAGCATCTTCTACTGTTTGAAATCCTGAATAATCATTATTCCCAACCCACACTCTCCAACCGCCCCTTTGTTGCCTACCTACACCATGAATACCGGATTTTGGTTTTTTCTTACGACTAGAATTCTTAAGGTTCTCTTTTCTCCCAACTTTTCTCAAGTTTTCCCAACGATTATCTTGTCTGTCACCGTTGATATGATCTACGTCAAAATCCGGGAAATGACCTTCAACGTATAGGAATATCAATCGGTGAACATCATATGTTTTATTTTTAATCGTGTATTGGAAATAACCATGTATCGATTTTGCACTCCCTAGAAAATCGCACGGTTTAATTTTTCCCCCACGAGTCAGTCTACCTATTCTTTTAAACTCCCCCGTCCATGGGTTATATTCAAATAGTTTTTGAATTAGTTCTTGGTCAATCATTAATTACTCCGATATAATTATTTACATCTCTTATGCAAAGTTTTTGATAAGTCCCCCCTTCCAATGTCAAACCTGTAAGATTCTCCCAGTTGGAACAAACTTTATCGGCTTTATCCATTTTGATCCTAGGTACAATGAACTCCAAACCGTCTGTATTCACCATAATAATCCTAACTCCTTCAATTTGCATTAACTTTTCTGCCAACATGCACAGTAATAATTGCCCATTAATGGTAATTGTCATAGTGAATTTGGGATCATAAAACGGGCTGAACTTGTCGTTAGACGCGCCGTAAGTTCCATTGAGTGCAAGTTTCATCATTGCATTCTCGGGAGTTCCTTTTGCATAAGATGCGCGTTGTTTATAAACGTCTTCATAGATATCACAAAACCTTTCTCCCAAATGTTCTGGATAAACACGATTTTTGATTGAAAGGTTTGGATAATATGATTTCACATCTTCCGTCCTTATCACAAATTCGGAATCTTCTTCAAAAATTGTATTATCTACTGCACCATGTAATCCCCCTGTACCAAAGTCATATTGAAAACCGTCAACCACAGTGTTCAGATTCTTTGCAACTCGCCACATTCCGTAGTAACTAATCTTACCGCTTTTAAGAAGTTTTTCTTCAACCCACCCTTTAGGATGTTCTTTATAAAACTCCTGGAGTTCTTTCTCTGAAGGCTTGTCTTTAAACTTTTTCTTTTTAGTAAGCATAGAACAATATTTAGCCAACTCCCCTAAATTGTTTTCCTCTACATCATTGAATACTCCTTTAGTCTCTGTGATACGTTGCTTCTTAAACCATTCCACAACAGCATTGAACTCTGGACGGTCAAACTGAACATAATCAAAGACAATATCGCCAAGATCAATGTACTCTCGTTTTGTCTGGTTAATCTTTCGTTGTCCATTACTAAGTTGACGATAACATGACCCCGGCATTTCTTCTTCAAGTTTCATGATAAAATAGTCTTTACCAATCTTTGTATCATTATGATTCATGAAATCACGATTGTACTTACGACTAAGTTCTTCACGAAACTCAATAGCACCAATAGACTCTTTGTAGAAAAGGAATGTTTGGTAGACATCATGTTTATTATATTCAATCAACACATCCATTTCTTCACTCGTTAAAGTCTTTCCCGGTTCAAAAGGCAAGTCTTCGATATCATCTGAACGCATATTGAATTCAAGCATTTTCAATGATGTTGCACGAGCTTTATTATCAAAGTGATGAATCTTATATAGATCAATCTGCTCAATAAACCTTTTACTCACTGGAATAATATGTTTGAACTTGTTTTCTTGTTCATCAATTATCTCCATCGCTTTGTTGTAAAGGTCTTTTGCTTCCAAATTTTTATTAGAAAGAAAGTAATGTACTACAGGATAGTCAAATCCAATATTATTGAAACCAATCATTCGATCTTTATTCAAGTAAAGCTTTTTAAAAAACTTCTTCAAAGCTTTGGAATCATTGCGACGATCACTAATTTCAAATATCCATGATTCTGTACCATCAACACTTCCAATAGCCATTGTGAAGATATTTGGGTAAGTTTCCAAATCGTAAATGTAATCCACTAATCCCCCTCTTAATAATCATCTGTTGCCCTTGGGAATGACCAAGTTTCACCCTTCCCAAAACTATTTACTGGTTCATCATCAAAAATTTCCGCTTCTTCTTCCCAATTTATTGCGTCATGGTCATCATCTAAATTGGGATTAGGAACCTCTGACCAGTCATTTGTTTCTTTGTCATAGAAAGCATAATACTCACAATATTCACCAAATTCACGATCAAACAACATTGTAATTCGTGCAGTATTACGTTTCTTCTCATCTTTTTCTGTTCGATCTCGTTGGATACCCCACCCATAATGCGCCCACTTCTCCATTGCCCGAGAGCCTGTAAACTGCGATGACAAGACATCGCCCCCTTGATCGTGTGGAACACCAGAACGAACAGGATTAACGTGTGAATACATGAAAAATGTAATCTGCAATTCCATTGCCATTGATGCTGCTTTACTCATGAAGTTATTCAAAATATCATTAGCTTCACCTGTTGAATATTCTGCCACAAGTGCTGTGAGAGGGTCAAGAATAAAAAACCAAATTCCTTTTGATGCCCAATAACGAACAGTATCAAGAATTTCTTGGTAATCTCGGACACCATCAGATGAGTAAAATTCCATCTTGTTGTCAAGAAGCTTAAAAGCTTTCTTCATATCTTCTTGTGTATAACCGCCAATCTCCGGTGGTTTTGTGAATTGCTTACCAGCATATTTACCAGCTACTTTCTTTAGCGTCTTAACCGGATTTTCTTCAAGAGACATCACACCAACAAGTTCTCCATGAACATCTGTCATATGTTTAATAAGCTGATGCTGATGTTCTGTCTTACCAATCTTAGGTGCAGCGCCTACAATATGAACTTCACCCCTGCGAATACCCAGTGTGGCCTTAGTGGCGCTTTCCCATGGCATCGACAATCCCATTTCGGGAACTTGCAAAGCACGTTCATAAATATCTGAAACAGTCAAAACTTGTGAAGGTTTCTTAGGCATAGCTTCCCAAAAAGCTTTCTTAAGTTTTTGTTCCCCATCACCATATCGGAGATAATCACAAGGGTCTTTATACACAAGATCAGCGATAACAACTTTACCGAAACCGAACATTTTACTAATTGTTTTAGCAGATTCGATCCCAACTTTATCGTTATCCATCATCAGGACCACTTTTTCAAAACTATTAATATAATTATATTGCTTTTGAATTTGCTTATGAGCATTACCTTCGCCAACTACCGGACTGATTACGGCTGTCTCATATTTATCAGATTTTAGTGTCTGATAAACTGCCATAGCATCTTCTTCGCCACCTGTCAGAACAAGAAACTTGCCGCCTCGCGGGAACAAAGATTGTCCGAAAAGTTCGCAGTCAGTTTTGACTTTTCCGAGAGCATAAAAAGCAGCACCTTCTACATTTTTATCAATCTTTTTTGCTTGTTTAATTTTATCATTACGAACATGGTAACCAACAAGACCAATGCCGCTTTCTGTTACCGGATAATACCTGTGTGTGACCGTATCGTTGTCATCAAATTTTGTATAAACACCATAACGTTCACAAGTTGATTTCTTGATACGACGCTCACGCCACCCGCGAATTTCCAAGGACTGAATTTCATCAATTTGATCTTGTGTAAGCGGTTGTGCGGTAGTTTTAGGTTTATAAGATTCAAGTTCTTCCACTACAAAATTCTCCTCAATTTGTTCCGAAGTCACATATCCACAATTTGAAAAACAATATCCAGTAAACTTACTATCAGATTGTTTGTAGATTGCTAATGGATCACCTCCCCCACAGCTAAAGCAGGGGAAATGCCCAATCAAAATTCCAGATTCTTTATCACTCATTCAATACTCTCCCATGATTTTCATGATAACCTATTTCTTTACGGCAATCTTCTATAGCTCGAACCGCATCTTGATCCATCAAACCCCCTCAATATTCTTCAAACGATCCTTCTCCATACCTTTGACAACTCGTTTACAAAATCCTCCACGTTCAATATCGTCACTTGTACCTTCTACATATCCTACCAAATCTTCCATATCGTGACGCTTGACAAAATCCATCAGCCAAGTAATTCCATCAGTGCCTTTTTGATCTTTCTGTGTAGGATCACCGATAAGAATCAGTTTTCCACCGTCTGCCAATCGGGTCATAATAGTATACATTTCATCAGGAGTTGTCAACTGTGCTTCATCAATAATGACAATCTCTGAAAAGTTCCTTCCTCGAATATACTCCAATGGCGCAAGTTCAATAGTTGTGTTATGGATACAAGATTCATAAAACCCAATCCCATAACGATCTTTTACGACTTCAATCAAAGGTTGAACGAGCGGCTCAAATTTTGACACCATGTCTCCTTTTAGCGCACCCAAAGATCGTCCCATAATCACATTTGGGCGGCTGATCGAAATCTTGTTAAAATAACCTTTCTTCAACCAATCTGAAGCTTCGCACATTGTCAGATAGCTTTTACCACAACCAGCCGGAGAATTAAAAATACATACTTGTTTCGTGTTAAGTGCCTTGAGAAATTCCTTCTGCTTTTCATTCCTAGCTTGTACTGGAGGCTTGACTTCATAATCCTCTTTCACTTGTCGCCCCTCATCAAGTTTCTTTTCCCAACGATCCTGTACAACCTGACGCTTATTTCGCTTAGCCATCAATTAAATCCTTCTACAGATTAATGTCAAGATACTCTACAATTAGTTATTCAACAAAATCCACTTCTTCAAATTCTACATTAAGTTTCCACATATGACTCCAAAGACCAATC